GAAGCAGCGACATTAGCAGCATATGGGTCAACATACACTTTAAATCTACCGTTCATAACACCAGCGAATGTAGCAGATGTGTCATCAACATTTAAGTTGTTGTTTAGAGCAGGTGTATAATCTAATACTCCAGCCATTTGAAGAGCAGAAGCAACATCTGCAGAACAGATAATTATGTTAGCTTTTCCTCTACGAGTTTGTTGTCCAACAGCATTCGCATCTCTTTCAAGAGCAAACATTAGTCCTTTGAACTTCTCAACAGACCAACGACCATTTGAATCTGTGTCTAAGTCAAAGATTCCAGCAGTTGTTGTGTTTACTTGAGCACCTTTAACAGCTGAAACATAAATGCTTCTAACTACTTCACGGTTAATCTCAGCAAGAATTTCACCTGATAAAATATTAGCAAGTTCTGTTTCTGCATCTAGACCATGAATTGCTTTTAAGTCTTGCGCAAGTTCCATTGTGTACTCAGCTTTTAAAGCACGAGTAACAGCGGTTACTGTTGTTTTTTCTATACTAAACGCCATTTCAGCAAATGCATTACCTGATGCATCTCCTAAAGCTTCACCTTGTGCAGTAGTCATACCTGTTGGTGATAAGTACTGACCAGCTGATGGGCTGTCGTTTAATGCAGCAGGGTTTGAACCTGTCATTGCAGATGATGTTAAGTCACCAGCAGCGTCATCATTACTGAAACCAGAATCCGCTTCATCTCCGAGTGCTTCAGCACCATCCATAGAAGCAAATCTTGCTCTCATAGCAAAGATTAAGCCAGTTGGACCAGTCATTGGTTGTACACCGCAGATATCATATGCAATTAAGTTAGGCATAGAACGTCTAACTAACGATATTAAAATTGGGTCCCAGTTCTCAACATCAGCACCAGTGGCGTTAGTTGGAGCTGCTTCTCTCAAGAAACTTCTATCTTCTTTGATAGCCTTTTCTTGGTTTTCAAGAATTACAGTAGTTACTGCCCTTTTATACGAATCCTCAATTTTTGGTAAATCAGGATGTGCAAGGACTGGCGACCACTTTTCTTGTAGATTTTCTGTTTGAAACATTTGTGTTTTCTCCTTTTATTTTCTACTATTTATATATTTACTTACTTGCACCCTTGACGGCAGTTCCGATTGCTTTACTATAAGCAGCCATCGAATCTGTGACATCAATGTCCTGTGCAGGGCCAGTTTCTACATTATCTATATTTTCAGTTGTTTCCTTAATTGTTTTAGGGAAATAACTTTCCTTTAAAGTTTCAAGTTTACCTTTGAAGTCTTCCTCGTTTCCGAAGTCAACATCCTCAGTAAGACCTTTGAACTTTTCAATTTCTGTGTCAGCTAAATCAGAAACCATTTCTGATATAACTTTATTACGAGTTAGTTCATCATTAGACTTTTTAAAGCTTATTGATTCTTCCAAAGTTTTATTAACTTTTTCTTCTAACTCTGCAATCTTGTCTGATTGTGCTTGTAACACATCATATTTTTCATCTGGGATGTCAACATAATGGTCTTCAAACAACTGTTTCAAACCAGCAATAAAGTCTTCAGCGATTTCTCCTTTCAGACCTCTTTCTACTGCTAATTCATTTTCTTTCATCCATTCTTCTACGACATAGTTTAGGTATGTATCTACTTTCTCTGTTAATTCAGATTTGATAGACTTAGTTCCTTCAACTATTTCATTTTCGTAGTTTTCTTGAAGTCTTGTGACTTCATCACGAACTTTTGATTTTACAGCACTTTCAAATACAGTTGCAGCTTTCTTTTTGAATTCATCTGACAAGTCACCCTCTCCACTCATAAGAGCTTCAACATGTTCTTGTACATCTATAGATTTAATTCTTTGTTCTACAGCTTCTTTTTTTAATGCTTCTTTTTCTTTTTCTTCTTCAGACTGGGCTTGTAAACCTCTTGGGTCACCTTTGCCTGTCATTTCTTTCATTTTTTCATAAGTAGCTTTAATTTCTTCCATGTCTGCTTCTTCCATGTCTTTAGCCATGTCTTTCATAGCTTTAAGCATAGTTTCTTTAGTCATAGTTTCCACTTCAGCAACTTCTTTTTCAGAAATAACTTCTTGGTCATCTTTCATTTCTACTTCATCGCCAGCAGCTAATGGTTTAGCAACTTTCTTTGCGCCATCATTAGGTTTGTCGATTGAATCAGGTTTACCCTCACTTTTCTGAGCAGCATCGCCTTTAGCTTCTTTCGCTTTTTTACCAGCGCTAGTGCCAGGGCCAGACTTATCAGAAGGGTGTGTTACTGCAGGGCCCATATCTTGTACTTCGCCTCCTGGTGTAACACTTGAAGCATCAGAAGCTTTTAACTGAGGTTCTGCAGGAGCAGCACCTTTCTTAGGAGCATCCGCTTGTTCATCAAGCTCACTAAGGACTTCTGCCTCTAATTCTTCAATAGTTTTTTCGATTTCGCTCATTGGATATCTCCTAGTTAAATCTATTGTTATTAATTAATATCATTTTTTATTATATTAACACTTATTTATACATTATAGTAATTTAAGGAATTTAGCAAACTCCAAAGATTCCTGTAATGCTTGTTTTTTCCGAATTCTAGAATTGATTCTTTCTTTCGCTTCCATTAACTCAGATTCTACAAGTGCTCCATGATTCCATACCCATTCTTTACCTTCCATAATACCTTCAACGAAAGCACTAGGAGCAGAGGGGTCTGAAACGATATCAGCAGCTGTAGCTAGATAGAAGTCGTTTCTCACATAACTTGCACCATCTTTCTTTTGTTCTAAACTTCCCATTCCTCTTGAAGAAACACCAAGTTTAGCTCCCTCATCCATAAGGGTCTTAACAATATTACCCATAGGTGTAGATAAGATTTTAGCTTCACCTATAAAGTTTTTACCGTCTGGATATAGTGCAGTTATCATATGAGAAGCTCTTTCTAAATTTATTGTAGGACCTTCTGGGTGTCCTAATTCACCATATGCACGCTTCTCGTTGATGAATTCTTTATTGTATCTGTTCACTTCTTTTTGAAGTATTTCCATTGGATACACACGGCCGTTTTTGTTTTTAATATCAGCCTGCATAAAGATACCTTTAATTTTATAATCTTTCTTTCCGTTTTCTTTTTCCTCAGTAATGTACTCTACATCACTTACAAATTCTTCGGATATTAATTTTACTTTATTACTCATAATTCTCTCTATGTTGTGTAATTAGCATCTTTTTTAAATTCTAATATAACGAAACCAGATGTTCCTCTTGTTTGTGCATTTATATCAGATGATGTTGCTGTTGTATTTGTAGCACTGCCTGGTATTGCTCCAGCACTACCATCATAATGTCCTGTTCCAGCAAGTTGTAATGCAACCACATTAGCAGATGTACCAATAAATTTAATGATACAATCACCCGTATTAGCTGCGGCAGTTCCTTGTGTTAATCCCCACCAAGCTCTAACTAAATCTAATTTTGCTCCATTTGCAAAACCACTTAAACCATGTGCATCAAGAATTAAATTATCTGCAGTATCATTATCAAATATTGCTTTGACTGTGACAGTTCCACCAGCACCAGCAGCATTTACTACTGTATCTCTTAATGTTGTTGTTACAAATGACATTAATTAAACTCCTATTAAATTGATAGTACTTCTTTTTCAAAGTACGAAATAAGGTCTTTTTCACGAATCTTATTCTTCTTACTTACTGTTTTTATTGTTTTATCAAAAGTATTTAGGAAATCGTTTGGTTTAGCGTCCATAACTTTAAAGATTTCATCCACCGCAGACTTCATCTTAGGTGTTAATTTCTTATATTCCTTAGACTTCTTATGTTCATCTTTCTCTAAGAAAGGTTTATAAAAAGAATTAAACTTCTTCGCCATCTCCATTATCCTGTGTGATAGTAGACTGAACAAATGTATTTGCTACTTCTTTTCTTTTAGTTTCAAGTGCATCACCTACTTTAGAAGCAATCGTATCTTTGAACGCTTTTTCAGCACCTAGATTATCACCATCGGATAAAGCATCTATTATGTCTTTAGTTTCCGCCATTTTCATCTCCTTTATTTGTTACACCATCAGATTCAGTACCTTCTAAGTCATCTGCTGATATAAAATTACCTGAACCATCTTGCGGATATCTAGTGATACCATCACCACCATCTGGCATATCAATACCACCATCCTCAACATCCAATCCAGCTTCTCTGTTAATTTGTTTCTGCATTTCATCCATTTCTGCATCTGTCATATTTAGTACATTTTTTTGTACCCATTCTTTACTATAGAATGTTCCAATGTATGATTCTATAGAACCTAAATTGTTTATTCTATCTTGCATCAATTCTGCTTTTTTCAATTCAGCAAAATGACCATCTTGTAAAAAGTTATACTGAATGTGTTCTTTCATTTTATTCCAATCTTCTAAGGTAACAATACCTTTTAGAATTAACTGAGCTTTTAACATATCAGTAAATAATGGTGTAAATCTTTTTCTTAGTCTTTGTACAAACTTAGTAAATTTTAATTCATCTCTTGTAATCTCTGTAGAACGACCAAGACTGAAACCACTTTCAGCTTCCATTCTAGAGATAGGTACATTTAATGAACGATATAATTTATTTTGGAAATATTTTATATCTTCTATCTCACCTAAATTTTGTCCACCTTGTAGTGTAGTAATCTCTGTTCCACGACCACCCTCTCTACGAGGTAACCAGAAGTCTTCTAACATTGACATATGATTTCTATCATCTTGTATCTCACCAGTACTAGCATTATAAACTAATTTGTTACGATAACGATTCATAACATCTTTTAGATATTGTTCTGCTTTTATCTTTGGAAGATTACCTACATCAATATAAAATATTCTTCTTTCTGGTGCTCTTGATATTCTGTATATTACAACAGAATCCTCAATCATTCTTAATTGATTAACAGGTTTAATTGCTTTGTGTAAATGTGAAAGCACATGTCCTTTATTTTGGTCAATTAAACCAGATGGTACATATGTAATTGAATCATCAGCAATCTTAATGCCTTCATTCATTTGTCCAGCATTTAATCCTTTATCATTGTATAAGTAAAAATCATCAACACTTTTTATCATCTCTAAAGAAGTGCCTGGTTTTATATCTTTATTAATCTGTCTTACTTTTCTAATTTTTCTAGGGTCTATGTATCGTACTTCAGCGATACCTTTTTTTGGATTTTTTTTATCAATTACTTTGTGATAAAAAATCCTACCATCAATATACCATCTTCTGAATATATCATGTCCTTTTACATCAAAATCTAAAAGTGACAATACAGTATCAAACTCTGCACGAATTTTTCTTTTAATTGATTCGGTATATTCTAATCTATCAAGAACAATAGAAACTGCTTGGTCACGCTCATTAGATACAATGCCTTCATTGACTATATCTTCAATTGCTGAATCACATTCTGGTTGTTGTGAAATTTCACGATACCTACGAATTAAGTCAACCTCAGACCTCTCTCTACCATCTGTGTCTAATACTTGACCAAAAAATCCACCACCAGCAATTTCGACTGTGCCGTCATCATTAGCTGGTGCTGTAAATTTTTCTTGACTTTTGGTATCTTTGATTTTCTCAAATTTAAAACCAAATAGTTCTGCCATAATAAAATCTCCTTTATTGTCTTTTATTTATAAGGTAAAAAAAGACTATATTAGAAGTTAACACCACTAACTGAGTAGTTTTGATATTTCCATTCACAAGTGAACACACCTATCTCTGTACCAGCTGCAGAATCTAATGCAGCAATACCACCAACATTTAATGGCCATGCATTTTTAAAGATAAATGTTTTTAAAACTGTATCATCTCTATCCAATAGTTCAGCAGTTAAGTCTGTTGCATAATCTGATAATGAATTAACACCTGTGTTATTATCAAAGTCATTGATACCATTTGACCATCTTTGTAATGCATTTAGAATCATCATGTCTGTATCCATATAGAATTCAGTTGACCAAGAACCAGTTGTATCTCTATCTCCAGCAATAGCTATTTTTCTACCTCTGTAGTTAAGTTCTAATTCACCTAAAACTATATCTGGTAATGTAGTACCTTTACATAGAAAAGAAGTTCTTCTTACATCTAATCCGATTGCAATACCTGGTGGTGGTGTAATAGTTACACGAAACTGATTGGTACGATAACCGCCACCGATTAAATTTGCTTTAAAGTCGTCTATTTGTGCCATGATTAACCTCCTACCTCAGAAAATGCCACCCCTGTACGAGTTGCGACAAAGTTTAATGTGATGAAGTTAATAGAACGAGCAGGTTTGACAAATATGTCTGCAACAAATTCGTTTCTATCAATAACACTTCCTGTGTTGTTTGATGCATCACACTTGACTAAAAAGTCTGTGATACCTCTACGACCTTGAACATCTCTTAGGAAAGGTTCAATTAGACTTCTAAATTGTGCTCTTGTAAACTCATCATTGAATTCAAAGAGTTGGAATTTAGCAGCAGTAGCAATTGCTTTTTCTAATACTAAGAATAATCTTCTAACATTAATTCTGTCAAAAGCACTTGGTTTAGTTTGAGCAGTTTTATCACCAAATAAAGTCACACCTTGGCCTGGGAAGTTAACGACTGGGTTAACTCTTGCTTGATAAAGAACATCTCTATCAGCCTTATCTGGGTTAAAGGATAATTTAATTGCCCCTCTAACTGTTCCTCTAGTAAATCCAGCTGGTGAAAACCATGCATCAGCAACATTGTCTGTATTTGCACATAAACCAGCGACTGAACCATTTAGAGGTACGAATCTATAAGTATCATTGTATTTGTCATACATGTACATGTATCCACTATCGAATACCATATAAGATGAACTTGGACATAAGTCAGCAGCAACTCTTACATTACTTGCTTGTTTAGCAGATGTTGTAACACCGACTGTAGCAGAACGATATGGTGAAACAAATCCAACACAATCTTTTCTACCTTCTACTAAGTTTGTAATCATTGTGACATGAGTATCATGACCTGTAGATGTATCAGCAACAATACTTGATGAACCACCGATAACTAAATTGATATCTTCTGATTCTGTATCTTTAAACTTATCATATGCAACTTCAATCTCTCCAGCAGTAGTGGCATAGTCATCTGTTCCACCTGTAAGTTCATCTATTGTTATTGGTAATACAGCAGTATAAGTTGATGTAGTATCTGTTCCCCAATTACTACCAGCAGCTATATGGTCTGTCCAATAAATGTAATTTGATTTAGCTCTAATT